GTAGCTACCCAAATCTTATCATCAGTGGATATTTCTGCCACATCCAAAAGCTTTAAGCATTGGGGAATTGTGCGGCCCTTCTTGAAATACTTCTTTATTTGTTCCTCGTGGCCGGGACAAGGTTTTTTTGCAAGTACCATTTTAGCTGTTATTTTCTTCATTTTCGTACTCATCAATCCTCACTTTCTAAGGCTTTTTCTGCGGCCTTAATGGTTGTTTCGGGAATAACCACCTCAAGCTTCTCGCCGATGGCCTTTATAAGCTCGTTCTGTCGCCGTACAAGCCCTTTAAGTGTGGTGGCGGTACTTTCCAGCATGTTCTGGTGTACGAAGCCCATGAGAGCCTGCTGCATAGTTGGATAGAAGGCATAAGGCACAAGGTAAACGTCACCTTTTTTCCGCTTGGACTTACCCTTGCCGTCAGACTGGGCTATCCTCTTCTCGTTCAGGATGATATTGTGAGCGTCAGATGTAATCACAATCTTGTCCGTTAGTTCTATTTTCATTATCAATCTCCTGAAATTAAACTCGTTCAACTGCCCTAAGTCTAATCAACTTATCGACCATGTGCAAGTAAATAATTAATAAATTTTATAATTGCAGGGCGAAATAGGGCTTAACTACAGGCTGGGCAAGGGCTTAAGTAGGTGAAAAAAACTTTCAAATAGAGCAGAATTAGTTTGCTTTTGGTTCTACGTGGTGTATACTTTGGGTATGTTCAAGGGCGAAAAAAAAGTTTCGTTAAAAAAAGGATTTAAGGGTTGCAATATGAAAAATGTATGATAAAATAAGAGGGGCTAAGGAGTAATACTTTTGAATGGAGTCAAAATGTCAGCCTTACATAAAATAAAAAAGTGGGACACATACAACGGATCGCCTTTAGTTGATAGCGGCGCCGAATGCGATACAGGCTTCCAAGTCATTCCGACAGGGAAGGATTACATAGATTTCGAGCGTACAAGATCATTTCAAGAGGCCTTCCCATTCGGAGAGATATACTTAGCTAAGAATTCATTCTCGCAAACGCGGGAAACAGACATAATTTGAAGTAACGGGGTGCGGTGGTCTTGGCCTAATATTTTAGACCAAGCAGCCAGCCCAGCAGTTGACAATTGAATAAGCAAAGCAGTGTTCTGTGGTAAAAAAAGCTAATCCGGCACATGGACAAATGACGTGCAGATGTCGCCACGACGGGGAAAACTCAGCCCTATAGATGGCGTGTCAAGTAGAACAGCAGGCGTATTCCGATACTACCCTTGTGTTACGGATGTGAGCATTGAGTAAATATATGCTCTGGTTATAATGTATTAAGCTTCGCCTTACTGCCAGCATGTTGCTTCCAGGCTTACGCCTGTAGAAACTCTGCTTTTCTATAATTAAGTAATTCTGGCTGAACCATACTAAGTCAGTTAGGTATCATTAACATTAAGTCCCACCCTTTTATGGGGGTATAGAGATTGAGCAAAAGGCATAATTTATAAACTGTAGATAGCAATTAGTTCTTTGATAAGGCGTTAAGCTGAAAACAAAAATCAAACAACCTAAAATCTGTGTTCAATGCGGGGCGGTTTTCACGCCCGATTACGCTGGGCATAAATACTGTTCGGACGAATGCCGCGCCCTGATGATACGAGTATATCGCAGGGTATACAAAAAGAAACACAGGGCCAGAGTAGCATTAGAGGACGCAAAATGGCTTTCGGAATATCACAAGAAACACCCCGAGCGAATGAGGGCGGCGGTAGACAAATATCAGGCCGCTAATAGAGATAAAGTTAACGAGCAGGGTAGGTTGTGGCGAAAAAACAACCCTGAAAAATTTAGTGCCTGTGCTAAGGCTTGTTATGAAAAAAGAGGTCTAAGGCCAGAGGTTGGAATGCAGCGCAGGCTGTCCGGCCGGATACGCCACGGTCTTGTTAGGGGCAAAAACGGCCAGAAAACAATAGATATACTCGGCTATAGCATGGACGACCTCAAACATCATTTAGAGGCTCTTTTCGTGGGCGGTATGTCTTGGGATAGATTTGACGAAATACATATAGACCATATTATCCCTGTCAGTTTTTTTAAGTTTGATAGCGTAGATGATGTGGAATTTAAGATGTGTTGGCGGCTTGAAAACCTCCAACCTCTTTGGGCGGCTGACAATATAAGAAAAGGCAATAAGATTTTGGCAATGTCGGCCTAACTAAATAGTTGCTCTTGCACGAAAAAATTTCATAGGGTCTATAAAATAATCCCTCAGCGGCGGGATGCCGCTTTGGGGCTGTAGCGTGTGTAATTTGCTCAAAATCAAGCCCTGAGGTCGATTCTAAGCGGCTATAATTCTTTTTTAGTAGTATGCTATGCCTGTTTTTCAGCTTTAGTGATAGCTTGCTCAATCTGCATGATGTGTATTCCGCCAATTTCCGGAGGTGCATAAGTATGGATCAAGTTAAGGCAGTCTTTGCAGGCATCCACCAAGTAATCTCGGACGGCTTCAACAAAAAAAGTTTAATTTCGTTTATATCGTCACTATTCCGCTTTAGTAGCTTTGGCGATAGCGGTTTCGGCAATTCTGCAACTTTCGGCCTGCTCGTAGTTGGGTATTTCGAGCAAAGCAACTTCCAGAACCAGCCTCAACGCATCCAGAAGAACGGGCGAGGCGGCTATGAGGTTAGCGTTTTCTTGTTCGGCAGCTATGGCGTTGTCAAGGCCACAAGTACATATATCGCCATCGGTCAGGCGGCCGAATATTTCGATATTGCAGTTCCATTTGTGCTTGCCATATTTCCGCAAAGCTGTTTCTTGTTCCATTGTAAAGCTCCTTAAATAAGTTATAGTTTCAAATGGTGTATCAATTACCCTTTTAAGCGTTTCAACTAAGCCGTACATCGTTTTATCGCCCCATGCAGTATCAACGCGGCCTTTTCCGTTACGCTTTAGGCCCAGCAGCAACGCTATGTATCGGCCTTTTTCTTCTTGAGATACAACATTATCTTTAACCATTTGCGTTTTAGTTTCCATAACGTTCTCACTTTCCAGCCTTGCGGCTCAATTTATAAATAATCAAACTCGTTTCTCGAAAATCGCGGAAATCTTGGTATCATACTCGTTTTCAATAGCGTTATAAGTTTTCATAGTCATAATCCTTAATAGGCACAATTGCCATATGTATAGTATCGGCTATCGAGCCCAATAAGTCAACAACAAAATAATGGAATAATGAATAAACTTATAGACCCTACGAAATAAAGCTAAAAACGAACATTTAACTAAATACAGATAAGATGGGCAAGGACGATATGCCAAGTATAAAAGACGAAAGCACAGTAAATAAGATCGCAGAAGTGTTTTGCGGAGAAGGTAAGCGATGTAAAGCCGAAACACTGCGAATAGTGGGGTACAAGCCAAGTTACTGCAATAACCACGGCACGGGCATCGTATATACTAACAACAGGGTGATTAAAGCTATTGCTGCTATAGATGCCAAAACAAGCAAGAAATGCGAGTACAACAGAGATATAAACATCTCAACTCTCCTCTCCGACCACGCCCGCCTGCTTGAAGCAGCCAATTCCGGCAATGTCCAAGCGATCCAAGCCCGTACAGCTATTAGTCGGGAGTTGAACGCAAGCACTGGCCAGCATTCAACCACGCTACATACAGATGATGCCACGGGTACGGAGCACAAGACTGGTAAGGACGAGATAGCCTTCCTTGAGGCCAGGCTCAAGCGGCTCAAGCGAATGGCGAGCCTGCCCGATGCAATAGAGCGTGCAGTATAGGCATAGACGAGCAACAGGTAGGCGCCAGTGTGTTAACTATCGCAATGAGTACTATGGGGCGGGTAAGGCATGGCAAGGCCGTGACGGGGCTGTGAGGCCGACCCCCGAACAATAGGGTGGTAGAGGGTATATATGATAACACCCTTCACACTACAGCGCCTTGATTTTGCCTATGCCCTAAGTTCCAAAAAAATATTTTCAGTTTTCTGAGCAATGTTAAGATAGGCAACCATTATGGGAATGCAGCATACAATACAGGCCAGTTACGAGAAGGTTAGAAGCGGTTTTGTTACCTCAGATGACACGGTCTTGGACGGGATTACGTCTGGCCTAACTTACAAGTCTTCTGACCGCCCTGCCTCTGAATGCTGGGAATCCGGCCCTGCCGTTGGTGCTAACACTGTACTTTTCATAGGCAACGGTGCGGAAAACACCACATTTAGTTGGAAGATGTACGGATATCGGACTGCTGCTGAGGATGGCGTTGGTCCTGCCGAGATAATTGCTGAAGGCACTGGAATAATGGGAACTGCCTTGGCCGAGGTTGGTACACGGTACGCAGATACTGTGGTAATCACAAATCCTGGCAGCTGGTTGGACGTTCCAGTGGCCATAGACAGCGGAAATGATAGAATATGCAAGGTTTGTTACGACTTTTGCGGATTTAAATATTTATACACAGAGTTCACGAATATTGGCGGTGGTGGCGGCGAAGTCACATCCATTCAGGCTTACGTAGCCTATTTTTAGGGGATTATTATGGCAAGTGGTGATGTATCGGGTTGTCTTGAAGTTAGTTTGGGATACGGGAATTTACTTAGATTTGATAGCGGAAAGTTTGGGATAGAATTTGACAGCACCGGTGGAATTGACGAAAGGGTTTGGGGAAAAGACCCAACTGCTGACGTAACTGCACAGGCTTTTTACCTTGAATGTGTCCATCTTTCATCTGGTGACTCATCTGGTGGAACCGTGTCGCTAACTGATGGTTCTGGTGGCGCTAAGATAGTTACTTTACAGAGTGGTGATGCTTCCTATAGTGGCGGATTAAGCCAGAGTTGGGACTTTCGTGGTGATCCGCTGAGATGCCTTACGGCCGAAAGCACACAATCAGTGTGCATGAGTTCCACTGTAAACGGACTTTGCGGTGGATTTATTAAGGGTTATTGGGGGCCGGCAGGACTATAATGATAGATGGATCTTTCATAGCAATGATTAAGGCCAAAGAAGACTCTGGCATGAATAAGACAAAGGATTGGGTATCCATGTGGCAGGAATCGCTCAGGTACTTTTTCGGCGACCAGCTTCATCATAAGAAAGAGCATAAGGAATGGGATTGGATTGTAATTAACTACATCTGGCCATCTGCTATGCAGGAGATAGCCAAGTTAAGCAAGAACTTCTCTGACATAAACGCTCTTCCGTGGGAAGAAACAGACGCCGAAGCTGCCGAGGCATGGCAGAATATACTCCAATGGCAGTGGGAGAAGGGCCTTAATAACAACACTGGCATGCGTCTTGAGCAGATAATGGCCATACTTTGCGGCAAAATATTCGGCTATAGAGTCAGTAAGATATTCTGGGATGAGAAATGCTATTGGGACGACGATCAGAAGAAGTGGATGGGCGATGTTAAGCATAGACTGTGGCATCCCGCCGAGTTCTGGGCATCTGATAACGAGAAGATAGAGGAAGGTGACTGCGGTACTGTCCGATACGTAGAGGCTGAGTGGGCGATGTCGAGATGGCCTAGGTATAAGAAAGAGATTGAGTTAAAGGCAAGTTCCTATAAAGACCTTGCATCTGCTGGCGGGAATACAATCCGCGGTCAGCTTGCTTCTGCCGGTACATATCCGTCAGAGGGAAAGGGCGGCATAGATGCAGGAATAGGAACTTCACACAACCAGCTTCTTGACAGGATTATGAACTCTGACAAGATGACTAACCAGACAGGTGACGACGATAGGAAGTTCGTAGAGTTAAGTGAGTGCTATTTCAAAGACTATGTAGAAGTAAAGCAAAAAGAAGAACGAGATAGCACGGCAGAAGAGATGATGGCTAGTGGCGAGATTTACGCCCAAGGGGGGTTATTTTATGGCAAGGACGGTAAGGAGTTTCCGCAAGAAGATTGGCCTAAAATAACAATTAGAGAATGGAGCGAGCCTAAGTATCCATTTGGCCGCTATGTACTTCACATTGACGACCTTATCTTGAACCCAAAGGAAGAAGACCAGAGATACCCATACAAGCAATGGCCGTTCATTGTAACCCCTCACTACATGCTCCCGTTTATGTGGCAGGGCATTAATGGAGTTACGCTATATAAGAACGTACAGGACATGATAAACGTCACGGTCAGCCACTTGACTAACAATATGAAGATGTTTGGCGACCCTAAGATAATCGTTGAGAAGGGTGCGATAGATACACCGCCTGGCAGGCACAAGGAGCACTTTAGAATCGGCAAGTCTGCTGGTTCTATCATCCGAGTTGTTAAGGGTGCTATAAGTGGAAATAGGGTAAAGATTGTAGACCCAGTAACTCCATCGGCATCTGCCTTGCAGCTATACGGCCTGTTTACGCAAGAGTTCAAGAACCTCATAGGGTTGCAGGATGTAGCACAGGGCAAGGGCGGCCAGAACATGACCGCTACCGAATCCTCATATCTTGCAATTTCATCTCACGATAGAATAGCTTTACAGAACGTATACGAAACCGAATGGGTTCGTAGATGCTGTTCTCTTATTGCGGAGATATGCCAAAATAACTATGAGCCTGAACGGTGGGTACGGATTATTGGCGAGGATAAGAGTCCTGGCGTAATGCAGATTACTCAGCAGATGAGTCAGGTTAAGTTCGATATTGACATACAGCCGTCACCTGCGATACCACTTGACGCAGAGAGAAGGACTGGAAAGCTAATGAAGGCTTATGAATTACTTAGCGGTCCACCTAATCCAATGCTACCGGCGATACTAAAGGACTTGGAGGTTCCTAACTGGAGCAAGCTCTTGCAGGAGCATGGCATCTGGCAGGAGTATATGAAGTTCCAGCAGTTATACACAGCCGTTGCGGATGGCAAGATAAGCCCAGACGAGGGCGTTAGAATGTTAATAGAGGCTATCCAGCAGAAGGTTGGTAACAGTCTTAAACTTAAACAGAGGGACAATAAAGATGACAAGGGTACAGAAATCAAAACCGAGATTAAGCATGAAAAGAAAACCGACACCTCAACTGATAGTCAAGTCCAAACCATTACCGAAACCAGACCCTCGGAAGATTCTGGAGGACAAGATAGATAATGCTATGGAGGACTTGCAGAACACGCAGGGTGGTCCGGCAAGTAGCAAAGCAAAACAAAGAATACAAGCTTTAAGAGTACAGCTTGAGCAACTATAGTAGCAAAAGGGAAGGAGCATGAATCATAACAGCAAAAGGGCCAGTTGAAAAACAGCCAAACTGCTAGCTATGATTAATTGTATCTTTCAAACGAAACAGACTATGTGCTGAAAACGAATTTGGAGATTTAAGATGTCTAACGAAGAAACAGTAGCAATCGAAGAAACACCAGTAGAGAAACCAGCAACAGAGAATCAAGACGAGAAGTGGTCAAAAGAGAAACAGAGAGCAGATCAGGCTGAAGCCAGCACCAGAAGGTTATCTGCGGAAAAAGATGAGATTTCATCTCAGCTTGCAAGTAGAGATACTAAACTGGAAAAACTGGAACAGCGTTTGGTAGAGTTATCTGAATCTCAAGAAGTTCCTATAGAGGACTTGCTCGACCCTGACCTTGTAGATGCCAAGACCATTAAAACGGTTAGTAAGATGGCAAAGCAAATCAGGGAACAGAAGAAATCAATAGACAAGTTATCAAAACTTGCCGAAGGTTTCGAGGAAAGTTCTAGGCGAAACAGTGCTAAGTCAGAAAAAGAAAAGACCATTGAGCGTATTCTTGTTCCACTCGACGATGAATTCGGTGCTAAGTTCCGAAACTCGGCTAAGAAACTAGCAGACAAACTTGTAGATGACGGCGAAGAGAAACAACCAAGCGACGTTATTGACGCTATGAAGCTTCTAAGGAAGTGCTACAAGACTGTGGTTAAAGAGTCCGAGGAGAAGGTAACAAAAAAAGCTTTAAAGACTGATACAGGATCGTCTTCAGTATCTCTCGACGAGCATCTTCCTAAGTCTGGAAGCCGCAGGGATATATTGAAGGAGATGAAAAAAAAGGGACTCAAATTGTTTGGGTCTGAATAAAAAACATAAGGGGGAGAGTCGTAAAAGACTCTTATCAATATGGCTGTAAATGATTTATCAAATGCCACAAGGGAACTGTTTGAGCGTTCTTTGGTGGACGAAGTATATATGGCTACTCCGGTAGTTGAAGAGCTTCAACGGCGTAATCAAGTAACATATACCGGCGGCAAGTATCTTGAAAGACTTGTCGATACAGACGAGATTGACGACTTGATGCAGGAATACACTGCAAATACTGCACTTACAGATGAGGCGAAAGACACTCTAGAGTTACCTCGCTTCTTGTGGAAGTATGCACAGTTGCCGCTTAGGTACAACGTAGACGAATACACACAGAATGTACTTGCTGGTTCAGAAGAGCAAAAGTTAGACCTCGTAGACCATCTGGTCGAAAAGGGTCATAATGCTACGCGACTCTGGCTGAATAAGAAAATATTCAATAGTGGTTCAACTACTGGCGTATCTGACGGCGCAGTTGGTTTCCAGAGCTTAGTATCTGCACTTGATTCCGATACGACCTATGGAACACTAACTAGAAGTTGGTCAGGTGGAACGAATGATTGGTGGCAGGGTGCAGACCCAGCCGGTCTTAACGTCAACACAACTACTTCGGCACAGGGTACTGCTTATAACATGAGTATCTCTAACCTCAGAAAGTGGATTACTGAAACAGACGTTTCTTTCCACATGAAGACTCCGACAGATTTATACATCTGTATGTGTCCGACACTGTTCAATAAGTTAAGAGCAGAGATGGAAGCAAAAGTTCAGTACACACCTATGGGCGATTCACAGAAGCAAGGCTTTAATAAGATGGTGTTGGATGGACATACAATTGTTAGTGTGCCTTATCTTCAGACCACCTCCACAATGAGAAGTTGGGTATTCATCCTCAATCTTAATCATTGGGAATTGAGAATTCATACTGCACGTAATTTCAAGATGACTGATTTTAAGTGGCAGGGCGAAAACTCAAACGGTTACGATTTCTGGCTGGCAAGAATCCTGATTTCAGGAAACCTTGTAAACTGGAAACCGAATAGCAATATGTTCTTATCGAACGTAAGCTAAGAAAAGGAAGCTAATTGCATTAACGGTTTTTGAAAATATCACACAATCTTTTAAGGAAATATATAATGGCAACTGTAAGCACAAGAAGGTTAATTTTAAAGGATAATTGGCCTGGCGTTCCTAATCCGAACCACGGTGTGCCGAAGGGTGGCTTTGACGCTACCACAGGTCACTCATGCGTAACGGCGCCAGTTTATCCGCCTCTTACAAAGATTCAGACATACCAATCAGGTTTAGATGCTTCAATGTGTCAAGGTCCATATACAATGATTTACCTTGCGTACCATGATGCTTCAAGCGCACTAACCCCGCTACAGGCTTCTGACCCAAGTACCGGCGCAACCCCCGTAGTTGGCCATATAGATTCAACAGCATGGACGAATCGCGGGCATTTCACTGATACATCAGATGCGCAATATTGCGTAGTTAATACAAGTGCGTGTATGGAAGTAACGTCAACAGGCGTACTCGCAGTGGCTTGTAACAAGGGCCTTAATACTGACAGTTCTTTAACTTCCTACAAATGGGGTTGGTTCTGGTGCGGCGGAGTATGCCCACATACGGACCTAACTGGACTTGACTACGATATGACAACTACTACAGCAGCATATAATCATATCCAGGCAGTTTCAGATACTGCACAGATTGTTCTTGGCACTGGTGACGCTTCGTTTGAGGGTGTTTGTGGAATCGCAACAAGGGCATCAGCATAATCGGACCATCCGGTAGAAAGGAGTACCGATTATGGCTGGTGTAAATACACAGACGCAATTTAACGGGCGATTAGGTCCGTTAAAGATGGAAATTGGCTATATACAATCTGCCGATATTACGGGAGCTACTGGCTTAACGTCTACTGATATATCTACAACACATTCAGTACCAACTACACTTAGAACAGTGAGTGCTGGATGGATGGTATGTTCTAGCACTGGCGCTGGAGTTAAGGGTTGTATCACTTCGGCAGGTTCGGTTTGTACCGGACACGCAAGTTTGATACCAGCTATTGACTTTAGCACTGACATTAGTTGTACCGGCGGCGCAATTGGCGGCGGCTGGGGAGACTTTTACATTATACTTGGCTCATAAAGGAGATTAATTATGGCACAGAGTGGATATGACACAGATAAGTTGTCATCAGCTCCAGCCGATACCTTTATGGTTGAGATTGGAGTAATTGATGACTCATACGTTACTGGTGATACTGCCGGTGGAATTGTGACACATAGTGTACCAACTAGATTTGATGGAGTTATTGGTGGCTGGAACTTTGTATTAGATTCAGCAAGTGCAAAAGCACAAGTTGGCGGATGTATGACATCACAACACGCACCAACAGATCACACTTATGGTAACTATATTGATTTTAGTATGGACGCTACATGTCAAGGCACTAACAATTATATTTTGTTTGGTGGCTTTGACGTAACTCAGTCAACGCAGCGATGGGCTTCTGGTAATGCAGGCAGTCTTCGTGTAGAGGTTGGTTGTTTTAGTGGTGGTGCGGCTACAAGCCAAACCGTAGAGACTAAACTGACTCATGTAGTTGGTGGAATACTCGTCACAAAAGATGACGCATGTGGACACCCGACACCTGGTTCTACAAATGCCGCTGGTACAGTTGACTTTACTATAGGCGACTCTACTACTGGCCCTTATTCTTATATGATTGCGGGTTGGTAATGCAAGCAGAGTTACAAAGATGTTTTAGTGCTCATGGTGTTAAGGGTGAGTGTGGATGTGTCAAGTTTGACATAGGTTCTCGCACAGTAGATGTTCCTGTGATTGTGAAGACTGTCTTCATGGGCTTCGGCCAGATGGAAACAGGAGACTGTCTGAATTCGCTGGTATGTACTTGCGAGAACAAAGTCAAAGATGGCAAGGTAACATTCACTAGGCACGGTGGTTTTTATAATGATAGTCCCAAGATGAATTTTCTTGTCTTGGGTTGGTGAAGAAGGCTTTTTCTTCCTTTTCGACAGAGGCGGGGGGCTTCGGCCCCTCGCTTACTGTTAAGGAGTATGTATGATAAGTTCTGCTATAACAGATGAGATTCAAGCATTGTGCGGGCGCACGGGCGATACTGTTTTAATAACAGATGCTAGATGTGCGCGATGGCAGAATGAGGCTCAGAGAATAATTGCCGAGGATGTTCCTGGCTTACACGAGTTGTCCTTTAAGAATACGATATCGTTTGATACTACAGCTACCCTTAGTTGGCCACTTGCCGAAATAACATCAGGCTTGCTAGACGTCACTACAGAAAACAGAGTAGCTCATGTCTTTTCGGTATGGTACTTAAATGGCAATGAATCTCGCAAGCTTAGGTACATACCGATAGATGAGTTTGACGAAAAATACCCAGACCCGACACATACAGATATACCGGCTACTATATGCAATATCTGGACTCGTCGAGGTAACAACATAGAGATAATGCCAATATGTCTAACCGAGAATCAAGATAAAGATTTAAGATTTGACATTGGCGTTTACCCTATAGACATTACGGACGCACTATCCTCGTCGCTCAATGACGCTGATGAGGGATTGATAGCTTACGGAGTATGGCAGGCTTTCGTTGCAATGGGTTCTGAGAGAGCAACTGACGCGGCTATATGGAGAGCAAGTTTCTTCGCATGGCTGGAAAAGTACATAAGCCAGAACGACACAATGCCGGAATGGGGAGGAAATTGGTACGAAGATTAGGAGAAGAAATGAAATGTAACCACAATTGTCCAGTAGACACAAACCCTCCACCTTGCTGTATTGCGTGTCGGTCGTCGAGGAGGAACTTCATTAATGAAGAAAACAAAAAGTTCTGGAGTGATACTTACGGCTTCTGGACACCTACAGGATGTGGGCTGTCTAGAGACAATATGCCGAAAGAATGCAAAGAGTATGATTGCAGAGATGTAAAATGGCTTATCGAGACAGAATGGATTAATGAAAGATGGGTTGTTCGTAAAGCTATGGAAATTGGAAGGGATTACGATATTTTAATAGGGAAGAAGAATGGAAATAGTAGCGGAATTAGGAGCGAGTCACAAGAGGGACTATCAGACGGCACTTGATTTAGTTTTCGCGGCACAGGAAGCTGGCGCAGATACTATCAAGGTGCAGATGTTTACTCCCGACCAGATGACTCTGAATAAGGATTGGGTTATTAAGGATGGTCAGTGGGGTGGGTACAATCTGTACTCGCTGTACGAAGAATCGGCAATGCCAATAGAGTTCGTGCCTAAGTTAAAGAAGCTTGCCGAACAACTTGGTCTTGGCTTCATAGCAACAGTGTACCATCCAGACATGGTTGACACAGCTATGGAAATGGGAATAGAAAGGTATAAGATTTCATCTTTCGAGATACCATGGCTTTCTTTCATCGAAAAGGTTGCAAGAACAAAAAAACAAGTTATCATGTCTTTGGGTATGGCGGATTACAAAGAGATAGACCGTGCCGTGAAGATGGTAAAGAAGTACAACCAAAGCCTTACCCTATTGTGGTGCATTAGTGAATATCCAGCAGAACCGGATAAGATGAACTTGAAGACCATGACTGGGATAGGACGCTCTTTCAAAAGTAAATATGGTTTAAGCGATCACTCACACGGATACATCGCCCCAGCAGCGGCAGTGTCTTTAGGCGCCGTAATGCTGGAGAAGCACATACAGATAGACGGTGGATTGGATAGCAGGTTCGCTCTTACGCCTGCCCAGTTCAAAGCGACAGTAGATGTAGTAAGAGCCACCGAGAGAAGCATCGGTGAAATAGCGTATGGCGGAAAGAAAAGGTTTAGAAGAAAGGAAGTGGACGGCAAATGGGTAAGGACTTGTTAGGTGCTACAGTATTGATTACTGGCGGTACAGGTTCTCTTGGCAAGGCACTAGCCAGAAGGATTCTTGACCAGAAACCAAAGAAGCTTATCATCTTTAGTAGAGATGAGTTTAAACAGTCAGAAATGGCTAAGGAATTTCCTGATAGCGAAATACGGTTCTTTATAGGGAACATAAGAGATTCCGAAAGATTACGTCAGGCACTAGATGGTGTTGATTACGTGATACACGCAGCAGCCCTGAAACAAGTTCCGGCAATGGAATACAATCCAGAAGAAGCAGTTAAGACAAACGTAAATGGAAGCATGAATGTTATCAATGCTTGTATAGAGCGTGGCGTAAAGAAGTGTGTCCTTGTATCTACAGACAAGGCCGTCAGCCCTGTAAATCTTTATGGTGCTACTAAGCTGTGTGCAGAGAAACTCTTTATTGCGGCAAACGCATACAACAAGACTGAGTTTGTCTGTGTTAGATATGGTAATGTGATGGGGTCGAGAGGCTCTGTTATACCTCTATTCCAGAAGCTAAGAGATTCAGGTGTAAGGAAGATACCTATAACATCCCTTGAGATGACAAGGTTCTGGATAACACTTGACGAGGCAGTCAACTTGGTAATGCTTGCATTGGAAGTTGCTACCGGAGGAAGGATAATAATTCCAAGAGCACCGGCCATGAAGATAATCGACGTGGCCAGGGCTATTATGCCTGACTGTGAATTTGAGGTTATTGGCGTGCGTGCTGGAGAGAAGATACACGAGGCATTGGTATTGAATGACTTTGAGAATGTATCTATGGTTTCTCTTGACTGTGAATCTCATTATGAATGGAGCAAGCCATACACATCGGACACAGCAAAACAGTTGGATGTAGATGTGTTCTTGTCAAAGATTGGAGACTCTCATGTTCAATAGAATAGCGATAGGTACTGCCAATTGGGGACAGGAATATAACGGCACTAAGGTTGACGAAGAAGAAGTAAAGAAGATACTCGATTACTGTACGTGCTGTGGAATAAACACGCTGGACACCGCCGAGGAATATGGAAGCGAAGAAGTTATAGGTAGATTGGCAAACTCGTCATTCCATATAGTAACAAAGGGTAATGGAGACATTGAAAAGTCTCTTGATACGCTAGACAGACCTGGAGTGTACGGCTATCTCTGGCGAACACCAAATACATTTGGCTCGTTCAATATAATGGACAAAGCATACAAGACCGGAATGTCTTTATATGATGTTCCAGACCCTGGCCAGAAGTGGATGACAAAGCCAAAGATACTACAAGTCCCATACTCTCTAATGGATAGGAGATTTGAGCACTGTATGGAATACTGGCATAGAACTGGAATTGAAATACACGCAAGGTCTGTATTCTTGAGAGGCAAGTGCCTTGAGAAGTCTACTCCAGAAGAATGTATTGCATTCGCACTATCTAACCAGAACGTAGACAAGGTTGTTATTGGGGCAGATTCTTCCAAGCAACTTAAAGACAACCTTGACTTCATACACAAATGGAATAAAATGAAATGCGAAGACGAAGAAATTATTGACCCACGAAAATGGAAGGAAGCAAAATGAGTAACTGGGAAGAAACACTAGAGTACATCCCTGACGGGGTGCAGACATTAAGCAAGATGCCTAGTAAGCATGTAGATGGGGTTTACCCTAAGTACATCGACAGGGCCAAGGGTGCTTATATATGGTGCGGAGATAAGAAGTATATCGACTATCCACTTGGTCTTGGGCCTATAGTTCTTGGCCATGCTAACGAGCATGTCAACAGAGCTATCATCGACCAATTACAAGATGGTATAGTTTACTCTCTGCCTAATAAGAAAGAAACTGAGCTTGCCAAGAAGATATGCGACATCATACCAAGTGCAGAAATGGTAAGGTTTGTAAAGACTGGCTCGGAGGCTACAAGTGCGGCTATTAAAGCTGCAAGGGCGTACACGGAAAGAGAGAAGGTATTATGTTGTGGCTATCACGGATGGCACGATTGGTTCTCTATAGTAAACGACAAGAAGGATGGAGTGCCGAAGTGTCTAGAGAGTTTAATATCGAAGTTTAAGTACAACGACATAGAAGACCTAAATAGGCAGATGGGCACAAAGGATAGTTGCGACATCGCTGCCGTTATCATGGAACCGTATATCCTAGAAGAACCCAACAAGGGATTCTTGGAAGACGTAAGAAGAATCTGTACCAGCCACGGAGCTGTACTGATATTCGATGAAGTAGTTACGGCGTTCCGTACAAAGAAGTGGAGTGCTCAGGCTTACTATGGCGTTACTCCGGATATGACAACCATAGGTAAGGCAATGGGAAATGGAATGCCCATAGGTTGCGTGTGTGGCAAGAAAGATATAATGGAAACATTGCAGAGAGACTGCTTTGTATCGTCAACTTTCGGGGGGGAGTTGGCTTCCATCTCGGCAGCTATAGCAACAATTGAGTACATTGAATCCCATAACGTAATAGACCATATATGGAAAATGGGCGAAAGGCTCAAGAGCATGTTTGCTACCATTACGGACGGTATGGGAATCTCTGACGAAGTGAAGATAATCGGACTACCGCCAAGAACTTACTTTGTATTTCCCACGATTGCACATAAGGCATTGTTCTGGCAGGAGTGTCTTGAGCGAGGCGTGTTGCTTGGCTATGCACAGTTCATTTCTTACAAGCACGATTTGAATGTAATTGACGAAACCATACGTGCCATGCGTGGCGCAATGAAAATCGTCAGGAAGTATTGGGATAAACCAGAAGACGCACTTAAAGGAAGAGTGCCGGAAGAAACTTTTAGATTACCGGAGATGAAGAAGAATGAAGTTAATGCCGATAAGCTTGAAGGACTTGCAAAAAGCAAGATCGTGGAGAAACCAGAATCTAAGAACACTAAGAACACCGTATCCACTAATGGAGGAAGACCAATTAAGATTCCTGCAAAACTATGACCCAAGTAAGAGCCGATATTGGATGCTATATGTTGCAGAAGAGTTAGTAGGCATGGGTGGCTTATGTGGCATACAGTGGGAAAACAGACTGGCAGAGATAAGTCTTATCTTAGACCCTTATGTATGTTGCAAGGGACTTGGCAGTGAAGCCGTTGACCTGCTACTACTAGAGGCATTTGGTAACATGGGACTCAAGACTATATTTGGTGAGTGCTATATGTGTAATCCAGCATGGCAGTTTTGGAAGAAGATGAAGACTAAATATTCTGGACAAGAAACGATTTTGCCGAACAGAAAGTTATGGGAAGGGAGATACTATGACAGCTTGTACTTCTCTATCGACGCTGACAGCATTATACAGCCCTCTTGATATAGAATATGCTCAAGAAATGAGTGGGCCTTATGAAGATATGTCCTTCCATTCAGACGAATGTACTGTAATAGCAGCCGTCAAGGATGAAAAGATGACAGGCTTCTGGAGGCCGATGGTTGCAGTTGGCGATGACAAGCTTTTGAAATCGCATATAGAAAGACTCTATGATGTCTGCAAAGATATAAAGTACATGGACTTTTGCATTGACGGCGAACTGTCCGTGATAAGTCAGTTCTTGCTTAGACAGGGCTATAAAGCAACTCCATACTCAACACAAGTAATAGACCTAACAAAAAGCGAGCCGGAGTTAAAGGCAGACCTTAGAAAAAGCTACAAGAGTATCGTTAATAAGAATCCAATAATATCTTTAATAGGTGACATTGAGCCATATAGAAAATTGCACGCAAAGATGCGTGGCGAGACACGGCCTCCGTATAGTTGGTTCATGCAACAGAAGATGCTCTGGAATAAAAGTGCATTCTGTATATTGCAATCAAAGGCAATAAACCCAATAGTGGTGCTAACTCAGGTTGGCGGATTGTTTTACTATAATGAACATTGTTGCTACTACGCTTCTGGTTGCTCGTTAGAAGGTGAGAATTCCCACAAGGTAATATGGGAAGCTATTCTACATGCCAAGGGATTGGGGTGTAAGGAGTTTGAAATGGGAGAGCAGGTTTTCTCTGGAGACAAGAAACTCGTAAACATAAGCAAGTTCAAGCGGGGCTTCGGTGGTGAAACCAAGACAAGGATGATTTTAGAAAGGAAAAAGAATGAAGAAGAAGGTTCTGATATTAACAGCGAGTCCTGTAAGGGATAAATTGATTGACGGCGTTATAGCCGACGAATTGCGATCTCTAGGGTGCGATGTAAAGATTAAGGCATGTCTTAGAGAAGGCAGGGACGCAGTGATGGCTTACAAGCCGAACGTAATTGTTGTTCCTCCGATACGCAATCCTTACTCACGTGACTTCGTAGAGGTCTGTAGGGATTGGGGTTGCGGTGTTGTTTCAAGACACACTGAGCCCAGTTGTGACTGGGATGATTTCAAGAAAGGTACTGAGAAGATAAAGCAAGGCGTTCTTGGTCTTTGGAAATACGACATAGATAAGGAACTAATCTGGGGCGATGATGAAGCGCAGATACTTAATAGGCGTGGCTCTGGCTTTCCAGCTATTGCTGTTGGTGCTATAGGGCTTGACATATATAAGCACAAGAAACTTCTCAAGGGTCTTGTATCGCCTAAAGAGTTTAATGAGAAGCACAAACTCGACCCAGCCAAAAAGACGATAATCATCTCATCTCCTTGGGGATTTGCTGACAGTGCTCCAGACTTGAGCATAGACGACATAACACTTGCCAGTAAGGACTTTGAGGGTCAGGGCAAGCACATGGCCATGACTGAGCAGATGGTTCAGGCAATAGGTAAAGAGTGGAACATTATAGTAACGGTACACCCTGGCGTTGGAGTGGCTCCATACGAGGCGTTATCCAATAAGCTGGGAGTTGATTTTGATAGTGAGACTCCGATGATGGAGTTGATGTTACATTGTGACGCACTAATCCATGCAGGTTCAACCGCTGGTATAAGTGCCCACATATTAAACATACCATCGTTCCAGTATGGAGATGTCAACTGTAAGGAAAGCGATAGCTGGTGGGGTTTACCTGAATCTACAATATCAAAGGTTGCTCCATACTTCAATGATACAGAAAAGCTCATTGAGGCGGTTAGGAATTGCAAGCCGGAATCAAACGCAAGCAAGGTGGCAATTAAAAAGCTGGAGACAGGACGTTACGGCAAAATGGACGGGAACGCCTACAGGAGAGCAGCAAAAGAAATCTTTGAGGTAGACGGGAAGTTTAAGTACAGGTGGCCTAGGGCGCACGTTGATTACGACACCCCGAATATAATAAAGGAACAGGAAAAGATTCTAACAAAAGGCATGTGCGGGATATGTGAAAACACATTCTACATAGTCAATGATTCGTATATGCACAGCCTGTGTAATATGGTTGGCGGAGATATTAAGAAGATAGGGGTTCTATCTAATACGTTCTGCCCACATTGTGCTGCGAGGTTCTTTAAGAAATGATATTAGGAATCGTAACGGCCAGACTCGGCAGTACAAGATTGCACGCCAAGGCATTACTTCCTATGGGTGAGTCTACTATGGTAGGTCGCGTATTCGATGTAATGTCTAAGAGTAAAGTAGATAAAGCGGTGCTGTGTACTCCAGACGCATTTCTCGGAAACTTTATAGATGGAGAGGTAAAGGTTTGGGGTGGCGAGAGGGACGTCCTTAGTGAGTTATTCTATGCGGCTTATAAATACAACGCAGACCACATAGTTCGCATAACGGCAGATTGCCCATTTTTAACACCAGAGATTATAGACAAGGTTATAGAAAAACACTTGGAATCTGGCGCAGACTATACATACAATCACCACGATCTATTCCCAACAGATACGAAAGAGGGTATAGACGTAGAGGTGGTTACATTCAACACATTAAAGGAATTGCATTGTTCGAGTGCAGATAGGGAACATCTCTGTACTAATATAGAATACTTGGATAGTTGCAGGATAGATATGGAAGAAGAGCGTGACGTATTCAGTGTGAATACCTTAGAAGAATACATGAAGGCATATAAGGAGATTTAACATGGGAGTACATGCTTCCGGTGATGGCGCTGCATGGGATTCTTTGGAAGCCCTCGGCGTTGACCAGCCACACGGTTTGGATTATAGAGAATCAATTCACATGGCGAAAGCGGTGCGTAAAAGACTTTCACAGGAACATGCGCTTTTCGCCGACTCTACCGTTGGTGGCGCCCACACGCCAGGCGGGTCTGGTGTATTGATGGTGGACTCTACTGCTGATATGGACACATTTGCTGCGGCAGCAGACCTTACGAGTGCGCACGCTTACGGTATAGCCTGTTGCACAGAAGCAGACGCAACTGGCGCTACTTTGTTTTACTTCGATAGTGCCACTTCAGCTACTACACTTCCAGTATCTTGGAACAATATCAAGACTGACGTTACGCATCTATTTGGTGCAGAGATAACTGTAGGCCCGCCAATGGTATTCCAAAATACAGTAGATTGTTCTGCTAATCTTAATGTAGACAGTAGCGCCGATTTTTCTGATGTAGCTATAACTGGCGATTTATCTATTAACGGCGATTTCATGCTTGATGGTTCGTTTTTACCAACATCCTGTGCTTCTGACTTTGGTGGATTTTTAGATGAAGATGGCATGGATTCAGACGCAACTGCTTCGGTGGCAAGCCAGCAATCTATTAAGAAATATGTAGATGACAATATCCCTGTAGGTAGTAATCCAACAGCAAATGATTCTGAATCAAATACAATGCTTAAAGCTCATGCCTATCTTGCTCAAACAGCCGGCTTTGTAACTACTTGGGCAAGTAGCACAGTTGGCAGTTTGAAAGGATATGTCGGGACAACAACAAACCCTGCTGGGGCTGGAACACAAGTGGCTCAGAATACATCCGGTGGCGGTACAGGTGATCCATTTATTTCCTTTTTTGTTGGCAACGGTAAATATTTTGAAATAACTCAAACAGGGGGCACTGTAACAATTTTGTGGACTCCGTTAGTTTCGGGTGGTGCCGCTCCGATAGACCAAGATTAAAACAGAATTGGATTTTATATGCCTTCTATACTTATACAAAAACTTGACTTAGGTCTGGACGCTCTCGTATCAGAGAACATGATAGACCCTCGTGGCGCTGCGCAGGGCACAGAGAACATCCTTTACGAGTACGGTATAATGCGTACTCCCTCTGGGTTTGCCAAACTAGACCTCACCACTACCGGACTAAGTTCCGGTGAACCAGTCTTGAAACTAATGCAGTACGAAGAGTATGATAGAACCTCTCATCTTCTGGCCATAACTAACTCTGCGATATACGACCACAATACAGTCAGTAGCACATGGGATGACAAGACAGGAACCGCGTTAAACTCGTACATCGAAAACCCAATAAGTTTTGTCCCAGTTGTACATAACGATACCGATATATACCTAGATAACGATGCCGGTAAGTCGCTTCAATACTATCACCTCTTGGTGTGTGATGGCGGCAGGTCTGATATTAAAAGATGGGCTGGAAAAAACGAGACTACATTTCTTCCTCTTACTGGTGCAGATGGATACGCAACTGGTGGCTCTACGCACAGGGCATTACAGGTTGGATTGTTTAAGAATAGAACCCTTCTTATAGCCCCACTAGAGTGGAGTGATACCTCTGGTATCTGGGTAGAGAATAAGAATAGGGTTAGGTATTCAGCGCAGGCTAAGATACAAACATGGTCAGGCACTGGTTCTGGGTTCATAGACTTACTTGATACCGGCGACGAAAATGTATGGTCAGCACCTTTAGGTAGTACGTATATAGTTTATCAAAGCAATACTATCTGGGACTTAGGATATGTTGGTGGCACTACCGTGTTCTCACCTAGACCAGTAATACCAGACCTTGGATTACTAGCACCAGAAGCATTTGTATCAAAAAGCAACGTACATTACTTTGTTGGAAATGACTATAATGTATATTCATATTTCGGCGGAACCATAAAGCAAAACATTGGTAGCAAGATAGCTAAGTTCCTACAAGAAGACCTCGACCCTGTGTACGAGAATAGATGCAGAATGGTAATGGGCGAGAATAATAGGTGGCTACATATCTTCATTGTGGAGAATGGCAAGTCATATATAACCAAAGCATACTCAATGAACATGGCAACTGGTGCGTGGACTGTTAGGGATTGGACAAACCTATACTCTGCTACTACTGGAATAACATCAGCATCTCTAGTCGGAGCACAGACATACACTACTGGTAAAAGTTACACAGAAGCACTTGAAAATATAAGTCCATACGATTCGGCAGATACAACTTCTGAAACTGCCGGAGATACAACAATGCGGTATGGTGACGTACTACTTGACGGGACCATAAACCAACTTGATTGGTCTAGCCTATCTGCTGTTGCCGATTACGACTTTAGTTTCAACGAAGTAAACTCTGAGTTTAGTACCGGCGGCCTCTTTATGTGTTTCAGTTATGTAAACGACCCAACCGGTCTGATAGATTTAACGGCATCAGAGGGCACTACATATTCAGGAAAGTTGATAAGGATAGACGATGGTTCCGATTCTAATTTAATGCCAAACGGAAGCCACTATTATACAATCACAGATGTGAGTTCAGTCAAGGATGGTGTTACAACAGATTATACTGTAAAGATTAATTTTGCGCCAAGAGGTACTGGCTATGCGGTTTGCGCAACTGCGGCACAAATACCGACATTTGGCGGAGATACCTCTGCGTCTTTGTACGACCCTTCTGGTTTGACCTATAACCGTGCCCTTCAAACATCTCTTGTATCAGCCAAGATGGTTTACGGAGATTCTAATGGCTTCGTATATCAGGCAGACGAGACAAGTGTTCTTGATGGAACTGAAAATATACTAACCAGACACCTCACGCCAGTTATAGACTTAGGTACTCCAGGCAAATTCAAACGACACAACAAGTTATCATACACAGCCAAAGAAAGAACAGACAGCAACGGTGGTATAAAAATCAGGTTTAGAACATCTAGCTTTGATACATCTGAAACTGGATGGGTAGACATATCTCAAGCACTCACAAGCGACTGGGAAGAATACGATGCCTACATAAACCGAAGCTCTAAGAGGATACAATTTAACTTTGAGAACGTGTCTGGCTCTGACTTTGAAATGAGAGAGGCAGAGTTGCATACCGAAGAGGAGGGTAATCGCTAATGGATATACAAGAAATTGCACCACTGATACAAATAGATAATTCAAATGATAGCGATGCTATTAAACAAATAACTCTTTACGTAGATACGGAAATTAGTAGAATACAAAGAGAAGTATTTGCACTAAGGCAGTTCTTGGAGCCAGCTATAAAGAATAACGAAAACGCACCTGACCAAGTATTTAATCCGCTGACGTAACAATGGAAACTAGAATATTCACAGGAAATGTTGAAGAGGAGATTTGGTGGACGTTCTTAGGGCACGAAATCCAGAAGTAGTTGAGTTGATGAATTTTATCACAAATGATTACTCGGAAGAAGGTGAGTCTTGTGAAGAATTAAAACAAATGATGACACAACGCAAGGATGACGTATGCGTGGCGGTGGTATTTGATAAAAATAAACTTGTGGCACATACTTGTGGATATAAACATAAGGATAGAAACTATATATGGTCTTTTAATTCTTGGGCTAAACATGGCTTAGAGAAAAAATATGCCGTTATGTGCTTTAACATAATAAAAAATTGGAGCATTAGCCATTTCGGAATATACAAAATGAAGTGTGAAACGATTCGCAACCCAAGAGTTATGAAAAGGGCTTATGGGTGGGAACTTCACAGCAGTATAATGGAACTTAATTTTAAGGAATATAAAAATGGGTAGTAGCGGCGGAAGTTCTAAGTCCACCTCCACAAGTTATACACCAAAACAACAACAGTGGATGGGAACTGCTCTTGATACTTATGGCCCACAATTAGGGCAGGGGCAGACATCATATCAAGGAGATAGGGTTGCTGGGCCTACTCAAACTCAGCAAGACATATTTAGTATGTTGCCGGACTATCTCCAGTCTATTAATGGTGCTGGCCCTGGTTCGCTACAGCCCCAGCTAGAGCAGACGGCTGGCGGATTGCTTCGTGGAGAGGGTGGTGCGCAGCCGATTACTCAAGACCAACAAAATGCTTACTTCGGTAGTAGCATACGAGATCCCGCAATGAAAGAATTCCAGCAGACAACACTTCCTGGCATTAATGAACAGTTCGCTGGCCCAGGATATTGGGGCAGTGCAAGAGCCAGTGAAGGCTCTGAGGCATATCAAGATATAGGGGACTGGCTCGGCACGCAGAGGTCTGACCTTGCTTGGGACACTCTTACCAGGAATCAACAGATACAAGACGCACAGGCCAATAGGTCTTTGGCGGCAATTCCTTCAGCCATGGCTGTTCAGGACGCTCCGATGCGAAGAGAGCTTGCTAAATTAGCAGGCGGCGAAGAGATATTTAAACTATCAAGTATGGACCAATCACAGCAGCAGGCAGAAATAAACTCAACCATGCAGAAGTTCCAAGAGGGGCAGAGATTGACAGACCCAGAATCAATGCAAATCATGCTTGCTCTTTTGGGAACAAGTATGCAGACAACAAGCACAACCCAAAGTTCCGGTAGTAACCAAGCCGGACTTGGAAGCGCCTTGGGTGCTGGTTTGGGAATGTTACTTGCTGCTCCAACTGGAGGCATGAGCATGGCTACGGGTGGAATGCTCGGCGCAGGTATAGGTGGCGCGGGTGGTTCGGCTTTTGATTTTTAAAGGAGATTTGTAATGGCATATCCAGTAAACCCTTATGGGCTGGCAGGAGTTTTTGGCAACATGGCGTCCCTAAAGCAAGGGCAGCAAAAAATAGACTTGGCGGGAAAAGCCCAAGGCCAGGCCGATATTAAGCAATTATTCCAGTTGGTGCAAGGGGCTAAATCTCCAGAGGATAGGCAACAGTTAATGCTTAACTTCTTTAAGCAGAATCCAGATACAATCCTAAAGGGTGTTAAGGACATTGAGGGGGTCGCCCTGGGTGACGGCGCAATGGGTGGAATACCTGCTGGTGGCCAAGTAGATAGATTCACTACAAAGACCGCTACTGGTTCCGTTGGCGGTAAGATTATAAATCCAAACACGCAGTTTGAGGGCTTGAAAGAAAATATAAGGTTCGCAGAAGAATCAGAAGATAGCGACATGGTAAGATATTATCAAGGCAGGCTTGAGAAAAATCCTGTATATCAGAAAAACCAAGCCAGTAAAGCCAGAGGCGATTGGGCAGGCACAATAAAGGAATTACTTAAAGGACAGCCAAAAGAAACTATAGAAAAAAAGTTTGCACCGGATGACAAGGTATTTGGGAAGAAGGCTTACAGTGCGGTACTTGATTCGCTTGGCAGTAGTTACTCTGGAATACCTCAAGAAGAAAGTATAGCTGCTTTAAATAGTTATTGGGATGCTGGCCTTGAATCTGAAAAGGGTGATAAGTACCAAGAGTTTGGTGAACGACCACCCACTATACAGGAAGCTAGGGATAAAGGCATAGCAACTGTAGTGGATGCCCCAACAAAAGAAACAAGCGTGCCTTACAACAGTAAGGATAGGTCTTACTTTGAATCTTCACTCAAGGAATACAAGAGGAAGAACAAGGCCAGTAGAATAACGGTAATGAGTATTAAAAAAAGTCACCCAAAATCTGTTGGGAGGATTACCAAAAGCGCCTCAAGTAGTATGGTTAATGATATATTAAAGGCAATTGACCAAGGATTTACTGACGAACAAATTTCGGCAGCACTATAAGGAACGCAATGGCATACGACTCTAACTCATTTTTTAGCAAACTTAATGGCGCAACCGCTGTTGAACCTGCTCCAGAGGTTAAAGATTACAGTAGTGATGCGTTCAGGGCTAAGCTTGGCGAAGTATCTACTCCTCAGATTCAAGCAGATACTAATGTCGCACAGCCTAGGCAATACGAGGGATTTTGGGGCGAGCTTGGGACAGCTATTAAAGCTGGTAGCCTGAACGCGGCAAGTGGACTAACGGGAACACTGGCAACAACGATAGATAAGCCAACAAGGGGTGGTGTTGGATTTGGAGCAACTGGCTTTTTCGACAGACCAGAATTTTCAAAGCCTAGGAAAAAGTTTGCAGAAGATTTAGAAGTCACGGCGCAGGGATTACATGAAAAATCTCAATCTCCTGAATATGCACCAGGAAAAGATGGTGGGGTTCCCGGGTTTATTGCTAATGCAGTAGGGCAAGCACTACCATATATGGCTGCGTCTACAGTAGCAACGGTGGCAAGTGGTGGCAATCCAGTAGCTGGCTTTGCTGTTGGTTTTTCAATAGAGGGAGACAACGCATACAGGGACGCTATCAAAGCAGGTGCGTCTAAGGAAGATGCCCAGCTTAATCGAATAATTGTCGGAACAATAAATGGTGCAATTGAAAGCTTGCAGGTCAGCAATATAATAAAATTCGCAAAGGCAGGCAAGGGATCGGTCAAGGAATTAATAAAGGCGGCATCCGAGAAGTCTATTAAGAAAGCAATTAAGGCCGGTAAGGATTTAACTCTAAAAGGCCTACAGAACATGGCACGGGAGGGCATTGAGGAGGCGGTTCAGGAAACTACCAGTATTGCCGCAGAGGCAAGAATAAACACTGATGTTTTAAAGGGCGCTGGAAAACGAATAGGTTCTGCCGCGTTGGGTGGTGCTATAGCTGGTGGAGTGTTTGGTGCTGGTGGTGCATTAGTCAGCCGTGCTGGAGAAGATACTGCCGCTATTCCAGTTAAGATTCACTCAAAGCAGTCTCTAAATGTTGCGCAAGCAGAACCAAGTGGTCAAGAAGTAACACCAACGGTTGAGCCAGAAGTTCAAAAGAATATGCCATTAGAGGCGAAGACTGCACCAATAAGATTAACATCTGACTCAAAGGATACATCCGCATTACTAGACACTTTCTATGCAGAGCGAGACGACAAGGAAATGGCAACTAATGTTGCAACGCAGAACCATCAAGAAGAACTAAAGAGAGTATCTGGAACAAAGAAGTTTGGGCCTGTTGCTAAGGGATGGGACATGGCAATGCAGGTCTACATTGATCTAAAAGATAACCCAAGTCAGCTTAAATACTACAGTAAACTTAGTGACACTCAAAAGAAGATGGTAGACCAAGCACAAAATCTTCCGCCAGAAATAAAGACATTGGCAGATAATATCATAGCAGAGAATAAACAGTTTGGTGATATAGCGGTAGATAACGAGGTTATAAGGAACTCTAAAGACAATTACTCCGCAAGACTCTGGGGGAAAGAATCTACTAAGGGTGGATTGTTTAAGAAATTCGGAACCACAACGGCAAGGGCTAAGGGTAGAACTCTTGAGGGAATATTGCATGGGTGGTCACTTGGAAAGGTACTGCAAATACAAGGCGCTACAAGTGCGCAGAACACTGCACATCGCCAAGTAACGCAGGCAGTAGTTGATAAGCAGGTACTGAAACTTGCTAAAGACTGGGGACTTGCAAGCCCGCAACAGTTAAATGATTGGCGAAGGATAGAGCACCCCAACTTTACTACGTGGAAATATGCTGGGAAGGCCAAAAAAGGAGAGGCTTACGGACAGAACTTCTTCGTAACTGACGATAACAGACTAATGGAACGCGTGCCTATGTATGCAGAGCCAAAGCTTGCAAAGAAGCTCAATACCGCACTAGAGGGTTCATGGCTTGGTAAGATACCTGGAGTAGACTGGCTCACCAAATGGAATTCAATAATTAAACAGAACATTCTAATGACGTCATTCTTCCATCATCAAGCGTATCTTAGATCGTATGTAGGCGGCGCAAAGACTGGCCTTAAAAATATAAGTCCTATTGCTGCCTATAAAAAAGGCGGAGAAGCCATAAGGAACTATGCCCCAGAAGTACAGCAACTCGTTAGAGGTGGCTTAACCATAGGAAAGATACAGGACTGGGATGAATCTGTATTGGATAGAGATGGAACTGTTTTTAATAGGGTTGCTCGTCATTTCAAGGCAGGAGATAAGGGTCTTGACGTAATAGATAAAATAAGGAAACAGCAAACCGACTTCCTATTTAAGAGGTTGGGACCTCAGTTAAAAATACAGGCAGCACTATTAGAGTACCGAGCACAATTAAAGAAAAACAATACCAAATTAGAGCAGGGAAAGATTACACAACACGACATAGCCAAGCAGGTATCTGATTTAATGAACGATGACTTCGGCGGATTAAATCTAAGAAGGATGGGTCGCAACCAGGCTGGGCAACACTTATTCAGATTGATAGCATTAGCCCCAGACTGGACAGAATCTAACATAAGAACAATGGTTAAGTCTTTCAACTCTAGAAATGAAGGCGCTATGTACCGTGCGTTTTGGGGGCGGATAGCACTGAAGTTAGGCTTGTCAACCATTGCCTTTAACTATCTTATGGCGGCATTTGATGATGACGATTTCGTAGAAAGATATAAGAAGGCATGGGAAGCAGGGAATCTAAAGTGGTTGGATGTTGATATAACACCTATATATAAAGCACTGGGGGGAAAGTCCGGTTCTCGAAAATACTTTTCCATTCTTGGTCACTTCAAAGACCCTATCAAGTTCATGGTACATCCGGTAAGGTCAGCAAAGCATAAGAGCAGTGTTGTCACTAGAATGTTAGCAGACGTATTTTCTGGAGAAGACTGGGCTGGGCGACAATTCACATCATTTAGCGAACTTCTTGGCATAGATAACAAAGGCAGATACAAAACTACATCTCGCAGGGGTGGCTACAGTAAGGGTCAGAAGAAGGGTGGTAAACTTAAGGGTTCCTTAACTAAGTTCTCATTTAAAGATGGCGGCCCAGTTGAGTACGATCAAGTGTTATCATTCTTACTTTATGAGTTGAGAGCGTCCCAGCCAATACAGGTTCAGAACGCACTAATGTTTTTATCTGGTGAATCTGATGCCTTCGACGCTATATCCAAGAGTATTGGTCTGTCAATATCGTCAACAAGAAAACAAGAGAAGGGCAGAGTAAAGTATAAAAAGGTAGACTAATGGAACCAACAGACACCCTTAGTAGTATAAACTGGATAGCGGAGAACTTGGAAATTATTAACAAGGACGGGCAATTAGTCCCCCTTGACCCCAATGACGGCCAATTGATGCTTGCGTCCGTAATACAAAGGCAGAGAGATGCAGGCTTCCCCGTAAGGATACTCCTGCTCAAGCCCAGACAGGTAGGGTGGAGTACATGGAGTGAAGGTGAGGGCTTCTACGAAGTCAACTCACGCAAGAACTGGACGGCTCTATGCGTATCTGCTGATACAGAGTCTACGGATATGGTCTTTAATATGACCAGAACATTCCAGTCACATCTTCCCAAGAAAATACAAAGACCAACAGTAGCAAGTAACCGCAAGGAGATTAGGTACAAAGAACCTCACGGCTCTAAGTTCCTGACCCAGACTGCCGGTAAAGATGTTCTTGGCCGTGGCGGTACGATACATTTCTTTCACGGCTCAGAGGTTGCGTTCTGGCCTAAAGCCAAAGAGGGTTTGGCGGCTGTCTTGCAGATGGTTCCGAAGAACCCCGACACAATAGTGATCTTAGAGACTACGGCCAATGGTGTTGGTGGTGCATACTATGATATGTACTGGCAGGCGGTTGACAGGATGAAGGCAACTGATTCACTAGAGGGCTATCTTCCAATATTCTTTCCTTGGTACAAGTTCGCAGACTACGCTACAATCACTCCAGACAATTTCGTGGCAGACGAAGATGAGAGAATAGTACAGAAAGAGTTCGAGCTTAATGATGCACAGATATATTGGCGCAGGCTAAAGATACAGGAGCTTGGTGGTGACGAGGCCATGTTCCGTCAGGAATACCCAGCTACAGCAATGGAGGCTTTCCAGACTGCTGGTAATCCAGTTTTCCTACAGTCAATGTTCAAGTATCAAAAGCAGTTCATTAAGAAGCCGAGAAGGTGTGTACTTACTCAGGATGGATTAGAAGATGTCCAGAGAACATTTAACTGCTGGAAGATAAGGCAATTGCCATGTGCTAATCACGAATACGCAATTGGTGTAGATACGATGGAGTCAAGAATATCTGACGTAGCAGATATAAAGAGTTCCCTTGACGCGGATGGCGTTGCTATATTTGACAGGACTTCCGGCGAGTATGTAGCTATATACCAAGGTCGTGGCGATCAGGTTGACTTGGGTTGGCAAGTGTACTATGCGGCCACGTTCTACAACGAGGCATACATAGCCCCTGAAATACCAAACGGCATGACCCTGCTCAACATCTTTAAGAATAAGGGTTACGACAATATATATAATAGGCAGGTACATGACCAGCAACTAACCATACAGGATTCCGAGAATCTAGGGTGGAGAACAGATATGGTTACTCGTAAATGGCTTGTGGATGACTTCAGAAGCGCTCTAAGAGAAAACAGTTTCATACTAGGATTCGACGAGATACTAAACGAAATGATGTCGTTCTGTTACGACAAGAGCGGCAAGCCTATTCATTTACCTGGCAAGCATGACGACCTTTTGTTTGCTGCAATGATAGCATTTCAGGTACATAAGAGATGCCCGATTGGGGAGAAGCCTTACAGCCATGCGTTTACTGGCGAAGAGACTGAGAAGAGAAACAGCGTACAGTCTTTGGCTACAGTTGGCGCTATAGATATGGGAGTGGAGGAGGAGGAATATAATGACGATTCTTTTACTGACTAGCGGGGGAGTCTTGTTTTTAGTGGGAGCCTTAACGGGCGCGGCGATAATGAGATACGGCATAGGGCTTGGCAATAGACTATCAATATCAAGTGTCGAAGAAATACCAATAGATGAAAAGATTGTCACAATAAAACAAGGGAATACTGATTAATGTTTAAGCGGTCAAGATACGATTTCAATAAACGGTTCCTTTTGGGTGCGTTCAGGGGTTGGGGGTGGCAGGATTTCACTATACCTGTTGGTGCTGGCGATCTCACAATAACCGCTAACGAGAATGGGTCTTATGGCTTGTTTGAGTCTGATAAGGTGGTGGCTGGAACAGCAACTATAACTGTAGCGGCAACTCCTGGTAGTAAGCCATACACATCCGCCATTAAGCTCTTTGGTAGCATGGTGACTGCGGCTAATACCATAAGTGCTACGAGCATAGTTCTATCAGGTACTCCAGATGCTTCTTACGGAACGCTCAGGGTCTACTATCTCTATGACTATAAGTATGGAATGCCAGCAGATTACGAAGTACCCTCTCGCCACATTACGGATACGGCATGGTCTGAAATAGAAAATGTCGTGGATGACTACGTACAACTCGACGGCGAAACCACGAACATAACCAACGGCACGTTTAATCTTACGACTACAGGAACACTTGGCGCTGGTGCAACTACATTGACCGGCAACCTCGCTATGGGCACGCATGATATTACTAATGCCGGTTCAGGGACGTTTGCTGGTGATTTACGTGCTGATAGGTTTATCTCGGAAAATGGTAGCATTGGCATAGGAGAAGTATTTCTTGTAAATGTTGCGGGAAATATGAATAGAGTAGGTAACATAAATTCCAGTGGGAATATCCAGTCAAAAGGCACAATTACAGCCGCTGGTGTTAACGGTGCTGATTATCCTGCTACCATTACAGATGGTGGACAAGCTTTTTATGCTACCAGTGGTGATGGTGGAGATGTCGCTTTAGGATATGGTGATGGTGGATATGGGTCTGAGATTAATGTTTCTGGTGCTACTGCTGGATCATCTACACAAGGTGGAGATGGTGGAGCTATCACAATTTCATCAGGAATTGGCGGTGATTCTGTTACACCTGCCATCGGTGGCACCGGCGGTGATGGTGGAGATATCACTATACAAAGCAATGGTGGGGGCCATGGTAATAATACTGGAGGCGATGGTGGGGACCTTATTCTACAAAGTGGTCTTCTTGGCACTGGAGATGTAACTAACGGTAGCGATGGAATATTAACGCTTCAAGCTCTCGGTGGTGATTTAACTATAGGTTCCGACTTTGCCCTTGACGCTGACGGCCATATCACAGACGTAGGGAATATAAC